CAGTTACCGTTGGGTCAGGTGTAACCTTTATTAAAAAGGATCCTACAGATACTCTAACAGCCGCATCCAGTGTACTTATGGTCGGCGTTGCGCATTATACCTAACTAATATAAATAATTTTTAATAGGAAACGATTATGAATTTAATAACAGAAACAATTGAAGATTTAGAAGTAATTACTGAAGCGGCGGCTGATGGTAAGAAAAGTTACTTTATAGAAGGAATCTTCATGCAAGGCGATTTAAAAAATCGCAACGGAAGAATTTATCCAAGCACAACTTTAGAAAACGAGATGAATCGTTATCAAAAAGAGTTTATTGAAACTAAACGTGCTCTTGGAGAATTAGGTCATCCTGATGGTCCTCAGATCAACGGGGATCGTGTTTCACATCTAATTACTGAGATGAGACGCGATAAAAATGATTTCTACGGTAAGGCTAAAATCTTATCAACCCCTATGGGAGAAATTGTTAAAAGCCTACTAGATGAAGGCGTTAAGATCGGTGTTTCGACACGTGGTCTTGGTTCAGTCAAGGCAGGTAGAGACGGAGTCATGGAAGTCCAAAAGGATTTTCATCTATCTACTGTTGATATTGTTACTGACCCTTCTGCACCAAATGCGTTCGTAAATGGAATCATGGAGAACGTGGAGTATTACTACGATATTGCTTCTGGAAATTGGAAAGCCACTGAAATGGTTGAAGAAATCCAGCAGAAGGTAGAAAAACAATATAGGACTGTAGTAAAGACAATTGACGAAGTAGCGGCGGCAAAGATGTTTGAATCATTTGTCCGTTCTTTGAAAAATTAAATTTTTATAAATAAAACAGTCAAGTTTATTATAAATTAATATTTGTATAGAATAACAAATTAAAGGAGAAAAATAATGGCAGACGAAAAAAATAAAATCGTTGCTGATGATGGAGTCTCTAGTGTTCCAACACCTGTTACACCTGAAGGTGGAGAAGGCAAAAAGGACAAACTAAAGAAGACCACAACTGATGAGCCTAAAGGAGCTGTCGACCCTAAGAAAGTAACACCAGAACAAGGTGATGCTGGAAAGCCGGTCCCAACTGCTGAAGAAACTGAAGTAGAAGTAGAAGAAGAAGTAGAAACAGTCGAAGAGATTGTGGTTGAATCTTCTATTGAGTCAATCATCGAAGGCGAAGATTTATCAGAAGACTTTAAAGCTAAAATGACTTTAGTATTTGAAGCTGCAGTAAACGAACAAGTAATCCAAAAAGAAGAAGCTTTACGTGAAGAGCTAACTAAATCTTTGGACGAGTCTTTAGAAGAAGCAGTAACTAGTAAATTAGATACTATTTCCGAAAATGTAGACAAGTACTTAGATTACGTAGTAACTGAGTGGATGGCTGAAAATGAAATCGCAATCGAATCTGGAATTAAGGTTGAGATGGCGGAATCATTAATGTCTGGATTAAAGAACTTATTTGTTGAACATAATGTTAGCGTTTCAGAAGAAACTGTTGATGTTGTGGAAAACTTAGAAGGACAAGTATCAGAGTTGGAAGGAAAAGCAAATGATTTAGTAGCCGAGAACATCGACCTACAAAAAGAAATTGCTTCTTACAAAGCTGGTAAAGTATTTGACGAACTATCAGAAGGCTTATCTGAAAATCAGGTTGAGCGTTTGAAAGTATTGTCAGAAAAACTTGATATTGAAGATGTCGCTGGTTATACAGAGAATCTTACAGTAATTAAGGAGTCATTCTTCAGTGACAAACCTCTAGTTGAAAATAGAGATGTACAAGAAGAAAGTGACGAAATTATTCTAGAGGAACAGGAAGTTGTTAAACCATCTTCTGATTACAGCTCTATTAATGCTCTTGTTGATGCTTTCAACACAAGAAAATAAAGAATAGTTAATTTTTTAAATTAAACTTTAATAAAAATAGGAGAATCCAAAATGGATAACTATCAAAGACTTGTGGAAAAGTGGGAGCCAATTCTGGCACATGACTCTTTTTCACCAATTCAAGATTCTCACAGAAAAGCGGTAACAGCCACTATTCTTGAGAACACAGAAAAAGCACTTATGGAAACTGGTGATTTATCTGCTAACATGACAAGCTTGCTTTCAGAAGCACCTGCTAACGACGCCGGAACTGGTGGATTTAGTGGTGGTTCAACTGCAACTGGTCCTACTGCAGGTTACGATCCAATTCTTATCTCATTGGTAAGACGTGCTGTACCTAACTTAATCGCATATGACATCTGTGGTGTTCAGCCGATGACTGGTCCTACAGGACTTATCTTCGCAATGCGTTCAACTTATGGTTCACAGGGTGGCACAGAGGCATTATTCAACGAAGCTGATACAGACTTCGGTGGAGCAGGTACTCATGCTAACACTTTACCTAATGCTAATACTGCGTTGGTCACAACTGGTACTGGTATGGGAACAACTGAAGCTGAAGCCTTAGGCGACGGTAACGGTACTAACTATGCTGAAATGGCCTTCTCAATCGAGAAAGTAACTGTTTCTGCTAAGACTCGTGCTCTAAAAGCTGAGTACACAACTGAGCTTGCTCAGGATCTTAAAGCTGTTCACGGCCTAGACGCTGAGACAGAACTTGCTAACATTCTTCAAACTGAAATCTTAACTGAGATCAACCGTGAAGTTGTTAGAACCATTTATACTACTTCTGTAGTAGGTGCTGCTGGAACTGCAGCTGCTGGCGTATTTGACTTAGATGTTGACGCTAACGGCCGTTGGTCAGTAGAGAAGTTCAAAGGCTTGATGTTCCAAATCGAGCAAGAAGCTAATGCTATCGCTAAAGATACAAGACGTGGAAAAGGTAACGTTGTTATCTGTTCTTCAGATGTAGCTTCTGCTTTACAAATGGCTGGTGTACTTGACTACACTCCTGCTCTTAACTCTAACAACTTAGAAGTTGATGATACTGGTAATACTTTTGCTGGTGTTCTTAACGGACGTTTCAGAGTATATGTTGATCCATTCGCAGGCGGCAACTACTTAGTAGTTGGTTATAAGGGTTCATCTGCATTTGATGCAGGTTTATTCTACTGCCCATACGTCCCATTACAAATGGTTCGTGCGGTTGGTGAAAATAGCTTCCAACCAAAAATTGGTTTCAAAACTCGTTACGGTATGGTTGCTAATCCTTTTGCTCAAGGAGCCACTCAAGGTTCTGGTGCATTGACTCAGGATACCAACAAGTATTACAGAAAAGTAAGAATCTCTAACTTATTCTAATACTAAGAGTTTAGGTCAACTAAACCACAATTAAAAGTTCTTCGGAACATTTGGGCAACCCTTCGGGGTTGCCTTTTTTATGCAGCGCAGTTTCTCCAAGGTTCATAACAACCTGAAACACCGATAGCAGAGTTATCACATCCTCTTCCGTCCATCCAAATTTCTAATTCAATAACATCATAACATTCTGATGAAAAATTCTCACCAATGAAATCAGTATCCATGTTAGTTAGATAAGTTCCATCTTGATAGTTTACAGCACTAATTGGCTTTACTGATAAATGATAAGGAGTTACTTCCTTGATGATAGCGGTATATGTTAAACCGTCTTTCTTATATTTACAGGTATCTGCATTAACTTCTATATAACTTAAATCTAACATTAACCTGCCCTCTGTTCAAACTGTTCATCAACAAAGTGTTCCAACTGTTCTCCTTCGAGACCCAGTGATTCACCTTCTTCTTTTAATTGTTCCAACACAATTTCATTCCATTCACAACTCATATCTTCTCCTTTAATTTAATTTATACAACAATTATAATCTATCTCACAATGAATGTCAATAGTTTTATGAGAATAAAATGAATTATTTTTTAGAGAAGTATGATCGGATCAAAAAGATACGTGTATAAGCAACAATAGTCATTACTAGAGTGACCAGAGTCCCTAACGTGATAGGATCAGTAATACCAAACCGTTCTATATAGATATACAGCAAAAAGAGGTTTAAAGGGTAATTAATCGCTAATCCGGTTGCGATCTGAAATGAAGTTTCTTTATGGATTTGTTTCGTTAGTGGTTTCATATTAATTGTGAACCAAGTTTATGTCCTAGTTCCTTGTATTCTTTGATAGGGCCATTCTCAATT